CCACCACAAACTGGAATAAAGGCAGAATATCAAAGGAGGTGTACCTATTAAAGGAAAGTAATGCAAGCGTTATTGATTATATGGTGCCAGAAAAAAAAGGTGTTTGGGACGGCTATTTAAAAAAAAATAAAAAAATACCCTAGTTATTAAAAAATTTTAATATATTTGCTTTATAAATAACTATTAAAAGACAAAAAATGAGAACTATTTTATCAGTACTAAAAATTGAAAACAACAAAGTAACGCTTAAAACTAGGCCACAAATTACTGTGCCACTATCAAGGTGCAAATTTGTAGACAGAGAAAAAAGACATTTTGTAACATTAAAATAATATAAACCTTAAAAGACAAAATTATGAATGAAAGTTTAATCACAATTATAGAGAAAGAGTTAAAAGACGCAAGGTGGGATTTAGATTACCATACTCAAAAAGTAGAAAAGGCAAAATGCTTGATAGAGCTGTTTGAAAAAAAGCTGCAGGAGGCAAAGGGGGAGCAGGAACTTTTAGAAGACTACACAGATGTTCGCTAAAATTGACTTATTAAAAGATATGGAGTACTTGACAGATATTGAAATGTTGAGTACTCTTATTCTTGACCAATGTAAGAAAAAGGAAACTCCTACCTTAACAGAAATGTCAAAGTCTATTGCGAGAATATTTTTTTATGTAAATAGCCTACAACAGGATCGTAAAATGTATGACAAAGCGATGAGTCAATATAGAGCAGATAAAAATAGAGCCGTATTAAGATCCAGAAAAGCAGAAGAAGAAATGGAAGGATTAAGAAAAGAGTTAAAACTTTTAAAAAACTTACAATAATATAATTTAATAAATGAAAACAGTTAACAGTTTAAGCGGAGGAAAAACATCTAGTTATATCGCTGCTAATTATAAGGCTGATTACAATGTGTTTTCTTTGGTTAGAACAGATGATAAAAATTGTATGTTCCCAGACAAAAAGATAAGACAAGAAGTATCTGACAGATTAGGAGTTGAGTTTATAGGAACACTTGAAGAAGATATGATTATCTACACTATGTTAGATTTAGAGCAGTATATAGGCTCTAAAATTGATTGGGTTACTGGTAAAACTTTTGATGAAGTTATTGATAGGAATGGTAAAAAATACTTGCCGAATGCAACAATAAGATTCTGCACAACCGAAATGAAACTAAAACCCATTTTTAATTGGTGGCATAAAGAAATAAATCAAGTTGTAAAAATGCGTATAGGGTTTAGAGCAAACGAACAAAGCAGAGCAAAAACAATGTTAAATAAAACAAATAAAAATGGTTTTTTAGAAATGAAAACTATTGTAGGTAAAAGGAAAACACGAAACAAATGGGCGGATATAGAATGGCAAAAACCTGTATTCCCTTTAATTAAAGATAATATATATAAAGACCAAGTAGAAAAATACTGGAAAGATAAAAATGTTAGGTTTGCTTATATGAATAATTGCGTAGGTTGTTTTCATAGAAACGAAGTGTTGCTTAAATTAATGAGTGATAAGCACCCAAATAAATTTAATTGGTTTATAGAAGCAGAACAGGAAACAGGTTATAATGTTAGAACCTTTAAAAACGGAATTAACTATAAACAAATAAAAAACAGTTTTAAACAAATAGAACTATTTGATGATGACTTTAACGAATGTGATAGTGGGTATTGTGGTTTGTAAAAAAAAAATTAACAAAACCTTGTGTTATTGAAATATTTTAATATCTTTACAGTATTAATAACAATAAAAGACAAAATTATGACATCAAAACAAGAAAGCACCGTAAACAGATTAAAGGGACAAGGATTTGAATTTGTATATAAAACTGGAGACCTTGTATTACTAGAAAAACAAGATATGGCACTTTACGTGCAACCTAACGGACTTTATTTTAAAGAATAACTATAACTATTAATAACCATTAAAAGACAAAATTATGACAACATTACCAAAGTACAAGCAAAATTTAAGAATAGACGGAAGCAACGTTTGGAGTTATTCAACTATTGTAGCTAAAAAAGACGGAAACGATTTGATCCAATTAGGGTGCTGGTCTATGACAACCCAGAAGCACATTAATTATGTAGCAAATTATTATAACCTAACTTTAATAAAAAACTAGAATTATGGAAATAGTAGATTATGGAAACCCTGCATATGATATGGACGGAGAATTTGAATGCACTGAATGTGGAACACCTGTTGAGAGAGAGGGATCTGTATGTTCTGGAACTTGTTTTGAAGCATCAATGTTATGAGATTAGGCCAATTATCAAACCATTGTTTAGCAATGATACAAGAGTTTCCTGGAATAGAAAACGAGATAAAAGATTTGTTTCAATTAGCACTAGATGAAATTGAACAAGGAGAATCAGAGCCACACGAATGTGAAATGTGCTATATGGCTATCGAGGGAGAGATACACGAACATTTATACAAAAAAGATAATGAAGAGATTTAATAAATTAGAAACAGGAATATGGACGCATATAGACAAAAAAGGACACGTCCACGTATTTTCGCAAGAAGAATTTATAAGACTTAATAGACTACAATCTTGGTGGTCTAATGTAAAAGACAAATATTTTAAATTATGAAGATAACACTATTAGATAATAAGCAGCACGATTACTGTGACATTAAAAACAAAATGTATGATGACGAATTTTACTATGGCGAATTAAACCAATTAGCGTTAAGTAGTAGCAGTATTAAGCTGCTTGTAGATAGTCCAAAGAAATACTATTTTATTAATAAATACGGACACGCAGAAAGTCAAGGATTAAGAGACGGAACTTTATTGCATACGTTAATACTAGAGCCAGAAAAATGGGATCAATTTCATTTTGTTGACGTATTGAGTAAAAACTCAAAAGCGTATAAAGATGCAAAAGCAGAATTTGGAACTGTTTATACTAAAAAAGAAAAGCAAGATGCTGAAAGAGTAGCAGATGCAATACTAAAAAACGAGTATGCACTTCAATTAATGGCGGATTGTGAATTTGAAGTACCTGTGTTGGGAGAAGTGTTAGGTATGCCATTTCGTGGTAAGGCAGACATTTTAGGCGATAACAGGATTTGCGACATTAAGACTACCAGTGATATAAAAGGGTTTGCTTATTCAGCACGAAAATACGGCTATGACGTTCAAGTGTTTCTATATTGCAATTTGTTTAATGTAGACTATAAAGATTTTAAGTTTCTAGTTGTAGACAAAGGATCACTTGACATTGGGATATGGGACGTAAGCGAACAGTTTTATTTGCAGGGTAAACAAAAAGTAGAGTTGGGAATTGAAACGTATAAAGAATATTTCTATCAGCAACCAGAGCCAGAATTAAACAATTATATAATTAAAGGTACATTGTAATGATAAAAGATTTTGAAAAAATAGCAAACGAATTTAAACAGGAATTTGGTTTTGACTTTTTTAAGCAGACCAGAAAGCGAGAGTATATTGAGGCAAGGTCGGTTTTAATAAACTACTTTTACAACTATCGAAATATGGGCCTAACAGAAATTGCCAGGAAAATAGGATCCGTTTCAGATTGGAAACCAAACCACGCAACAATATATCACGCGCTGCAGCAGTACGACGTTTATACAAGGTACAATAAAAGGCTAGATGCTATTTTAAAAAAAGTAATAGGTGTTTCTAGTGTATCAGATATGAAGACGTACATACAGCATACTATTGCGAATTTAGACGATAGAACAGTAAATGAAATGTTTAAAACCGCTGCCGAAACGTACGCTAAAAAGCTAGACAAAATTGAGGAGGCTAAACTGGAGGAAATAAAAACTTTTGAAAATAAGTAAATAAAATCGTTATGCAAATACAAAAAGTAAAAATAAGTAAAATTAGAAACAATAGTGAAAACCCTAGAATAATTAAGGACCACAAGTTTCACAAGCTGGTAAAAAGCTTAAAGGAGTTCCCGGAAATGCTACAGTTGAGGCCTATTATTGTTGATGAAAATATGATGATATTAGGAGGTAATATGAGGCACAAGGCCTGCGTTGAAATTGGAATGAAAGACGTTTATATTATTAAGGCAAGCGACTTAACGCCGGAGCAGCAAAAGGAGTTTATAGTAAAGGATAACGTTGCCTTTGGAGAGTGGGACTGGGACGTTTTGGGTAACGAGTGGGAGTCGGAACTTTTAAACGAATGGGGAATGGACGTGTGGGAGGCCGCAGAAGATAGTGTCGAGCCATACGAGCCAACGCCAGATTTTAACGACGAGGGCGTGGGGTATAAGTCGCAGTACGGGGTTATTACAGAATGTAAGGACGAGGCCGAGCAGGAGCGCGTTTTTAAAGATTTAACGGGCCAAGGGCTAAAATGTAAAATTGTTGTAACATAAAAAAATATGAAGGTAAATATTAGAAATAAAACGGACAACTTTAATAGCTACAGAGCCGCAAGGGTTAAGTCACTATTTAACGCTGAAAGAGGGGACGAGTTTAACCTTGATATAGATGTGCCGGTTGAGGGCGACGACTGGAAAATAGGAGTAATAGTTGGGCCAAGTGGATCTGGTAAAACATCTATTGGAAAGCAGCTGTTTGGCGGTGGTAAGATTGCGGACTTATATTCCGGCTGGAGTAGAGATAAGCCAATAGTTGACGATATATCCCCGGAGGGAGATTTTAACTCTGTTACGGGGCTACTTGCTAGCGTTGGGCTGGGTGACGTTCCCAGCTGGTTAAGGCCTTTCCACGCGTTGAGTAACGGGCAGCAGTTTAGAGCCGGCCTTGCGCGTATAGTTTCTGACGGAGAAAGTAAAGTTATTGTTGATGAGTTTACGTCAGTTGTGGATAGGCAAATTGCAAAAATTGGTGCTCTTGCATTTTCAAAGGCTTTTAAAAGAACAAAGGACAGGCAGATTGTTTTACTATCTTGCCACTATGATATTTTAGAATGGGTGCAGCCGGACTGGGTTTTAGATACTGCCTCCGGGGAGGTTAAAAAAAAAACGAAATTGGAGAGCGACCAAGGATCAAGCTGGACGTTTGGAAGGTCGACAGAAGTTACTGGAAGTATTTTAAAGAGCATTATTATTTAGACTTAAATTATCCTCCGGCGGCGGAGTACTTTATTGGAACGGTTGACGGGGAGCTCGTATCTCATATAGCGGTTTGCCCTATGTTTACGGCGGGAGCCTACAGGGCCACAAGATTGGTTGTTATGCCGGAGTGGCAGGGGGCAGGAGTTGGTACAAAATTTTTAGAACTAGTTATGGAATATCATAAGCAAGGTAATGGTAGAAGAGGTCACAAGCTACCCACAATATTTCACACAAGTCACCCGCAGCTAATAGGGTTTTTAAATAGAAGTGAAAACTGGGTGCTTAAAAGCCAGGTGCTTTTTGGTGGAGATAAAAAAAAGTCCGGGGCCTCAATAGCAAAGTCAAACAAGGGTAAGCCAAAGAGTATTGCGTCGGGTGGCACATCCGGATACGGCGGGCATTTTAGAGCGGTGCAGGGGTTTAAGTATGTAGGTAATAAAAGTAAGTAAATATGATTAGAGTTTTTATTAGCGGCCAAAAGTACTACGGCGCTGAAATACTAGATTTATGTATTAAAATGGAGGGCGTTGAGGTTGTAGGAGTTTGCTACCCGTTTGGCGATAAGTATATTTCTGCTATTGCTAAAAGGTGGGATATACCCTCTGTTACGTCCGGGGCCTTATCCGCCGATTTAATGCCAAAAAACGTTGACCTTGGTATTACCGCTCATAGCTTTGACTATATAGGAAAACGGACGCGCTATATTCCCAAGCTGGGCTGGATAGGATATCACCCAAGCCTACTACCGAGGCACAGAGGTAGGTCGTCTATTGAGTGGGCAATAAAAATGAAGGAGGCAATAACCGGGGGGACAGTGTTTTGGTTAAACGCCGGTATAGATAGGGGCGACATCGCGTACCAGGAGTTTTGTTTTATACAGCCAGCTTTGCTATCTATGAACTCAAAAGAGGCGGCTGTTAAGCTGTGGAGGAACGAGCTGCAGCCAATGGGCGTAAGGCTTATGCAAAAGGCGTTAGAAGACATTAAAAAGGGTGTTATCATAAGATCGCCGCAGGACGCTAGGCTTTCAACTTGGGAGCCGTCAACAGACGTTAAGGATATTTATAGGCCGGACTCTTTGATGCTAAACGCGCCAGGTGAAAATATTCCGGACTCTTGGCACTAAAACTTAAAACACCTATACTTAAATAATTTAAAAATAAAATAAAAAAATGGCCGAACAAACCGAACATAATAAAAAGAAAGTAATTGAGGCGCTGGAGAAGTCCTTTGGTATTGTAACAACCGCCTGTAAGTCTGTTGGAGTAGGGAGGACGCAATTTTATCAATGGCTAAAAGATGACGTAGATTTTAAGAGGCAGGTCAACGACCTACAAAACGTAACCTTGGATATGGCGGAGAGCCAGCTACATAAGCAAATACTGAAAGGAAATACTACCGCAACTATATTCTACTTAAAAACAAAAGGAAAGAAACGAGGGTACGTTGAAAGGCAGGAAATCACGGGCGCAGACGGAGAGAACGTGTTTAGCATTAAAATTATAGATGAAGGAGATACTAACAAATAAGGTCTACAGGCATTTAGATAACTCTAAAAAAAAGATTGTAGTAGAGCAGGGCGGCACGAGGTCCGGTAAAACTTACAATATTTTAATGTGGCTTATATTTTCTTACTCTTATAATAATAAACAAAAAACTATTACAATATGCCGCAAGACGTTTCCAGCTGTAAGGGCCACGTCAATGAGGGACTTTTTTGAAATATTAAAAGACCACGGAATTTATAACCAGGAGTTCCATAACAAATCAAGCAGCGAGTATTTTCTAAACGGCAATAGGTTTGAGTTTATTTCTTTGGACCAACCGCAAAAAATTAGGGGGCGTAAAAGGGACCTGCTATTTATTAACGAGGCAAACGAGTTAAACTTTGAGGATTGGCAGCAGCTGGTATTTAGGACGTCAGAAAAAATTGTAATTGACTTTAACCCAAGTGAGGAGTTTCACTGGATATATGATAAGGTGTTACCAAGGGACGATGTGGAGTTTTATCAAACCACGTATTTAGATAACCCTTTTTTAGATCAAACTATTATAGGCGAAATAGAAAGGCTAAAAGGAATTGACGAGAACTATTGGAGGGTTTATGGCTTGGGCGAGCGCGGGGCCTCACAAAGCCTTATATTTAGGTTTAACACGGTTGTTGATATACCAAGGACTGCGGCGCTGATAGGACGGGGGCTAGACTTTGGTTTTAGCAATGATCCAACCACGCTGGTAGAAACCTATATTGAGGGCGATGATATGTATTGCAGAGAAATAATTTACAGAACTGGAATGACAAACCAGGATATTGGTAACGAGTTTAAAAGAATAGGCCTTGACAGGCGCGATGAAATTTGGTGCGATAGTGCGGAGCCAAAGAGTATAGAGGAAATACACCGTATGGGCTGGAACTCAAAGCCAACATATAAGGGAGCAATTAACCAGGGTATTGATATGATAAGGCGGTATAGGCTTAACGTAACCCAGGACAGCGTTAATATGATTAAGGAGTTAAGAAACTATAAATACATAGAGGATAAAAACGGCCAGCTAACTAATAAGCCGGTGGACGCCTTTAACCACGCAATCGACGCGTTGAGGTACTCAATAGTTAATAAGCTGGGTAGGCCCAAGTACGGCACTTATGCTATACGCTAATAAAATAAATTAAAAAAAGTTATTAAAAATTTTGTATAACCGTTTATTTGTATTATTTTTACAGTGTTGTAACAAAGCAACAACTTTAAAAGACAATATTATGAATTTAAAAGTTACAAAAAGAGCATACGTTAAAATGGTAGCAACTTATGCTATGAATGGTTATGACATTTCGGATTTATTAAACCCAACCTATAAAAATATAGATGCTAAAAAATGCGTTGATATTGTTAATGAGATTTTAGAAGAGCATAATGGCAATGATTTTTGGGATTATGAGGAAAAGTTAAAATTAGAGGATTTAAAATATTAAGACAATGAGGTATAATTTAAAAGACAGAACAATGAAAACATTTAAAGACTTACATTTTAGATCACACAAAAACGTTAAAGGCGGCGTACACGCACTACTAAATTTCGACAACGGCACTTACATATCAGTAGTGGGCGGTCCAGATTTTTTGTACGGCAACGGGGTTTCAAGCTTTGAGGTTAAAAGTACGGTAACAGATAAAAGAAATGACGTTAGCGGCTGGCTATCAAAAAGCCAAGTTACTAGCAGAATGAGATATTTACAAGCACTAAATAAATAAGATATATAAGAAATTACTAACCTTTAAAAGACAAAAAAATGAGTAAATCTGAAAAAATACAAGAGGCGATTGAACTAATAGAGCAGGCCAGAGAATTAGTAAGAGAGGCCCTGGCGAGTTCCGGGGACCTTGCAAACTTTGACGCGTACGGATCTTATGGACTGGACCAGGCGCTGGGAGAGGGTAACCGATACGATAGTTCTCTTTTTACACTATTAGAAAACTAGATATGAGAACGCAGGCAGACACACTAAAAAAGGATATAAGGCGTTTAGAGGCGCTTTTAACCGCGGCAACGGTAAATAACAACGTGGCACTTGAAAGAAAAATTTACGGCAAACTAGATATCTTAAAATCAACTTTAATAAATATAATGTAATGAGCAAAGAATTTTTTATTTTGAAAACAGTAGAACTACATTCAACAAACGGAGTAGTACATTTACGAGCAATAGGATATGATCCAGAAGACGGTTATATTGATATTGAGTGGGACGCAAGGTCGTTATTGGAAGATATACCCTCACTTTATAGAATGGCAAAACAAGCAGAAAAGCAAGAGGGAAAATATTTAAAAGACAAGTACAAAGAATTTAAAAAATTATTATAAAGAGAAACAACAGACGTGTTGGAGTAGTGTATAAATGGAAAACCCAAATAAGCTACTTAAATAAACCCTTGCAGAAATGTGGGGGTTTTTTTTATTATCTTTATTTTTAAAAACTTTTATTTAAAATCGTTATAGTATTATGGAGTACGAAATTAGAATACCAACAGAACTTAAAGATATCACGTTACGGCAGTATAAGGCGTACGAGAAAGTGGTAAAGGCAAACATTGAGGACCAGAACTCTGAAAGATTTATAAGCACTAAAATGCTGGAAATTTTTTGTAATATACCCTTTGAGTATGCGGCTAAAATGAGGCTTACCGACTTTGTGGATACGGTTGATAAAATTAATGCTATGCTGCTGGAAAAGCCGGGCCTAGTTAAGTTCTTTAAAATGGGCGATAGCGAGTTTGGGTTTATACCAAATTTAGAGGAGATGACCTTTGGAGAGTATATTGATCTAGACAGTAATATTGGTAAACCAGAAAAAATAGAGTATGTAATGGCAGTTCTCTACCGGCCTGTTAAGCAGAAGGTTGGAGAGCGATATGCAATAAAAGACTACGAGCCAGAGTTATTGCGCGAGGCAATGCTAGATATGCCAATGGACGCGGTTGTTAGTTCAATACTTTTTTTTTGGAATTTAGGGATCGATTGCACGAACGCTATGATGAATTATTTGTCACCAGAGGAGAGGCAATTGATACGTCAGCGGCAGGAGGATTTGCAGGCAAATGGGGGTGGACACAATCAATATACAAACTCGCTCAAAGCGATATTACAAGATTTGAAACTATAACTAAATTGAACGTAAATTTTTGTTTAACAATGTTAGAATTTAAAAAAGAGGAAACGGAGCTAAACAGAAACCAAATAAATAAAAACTTTAAGTAATGGCGGTAAACGAATATCAAGGATCAAGAAGTTATATTGACCTAGTGGAAAGGTTAAGGGACACCTGCCTAAATAATAAAAGTATTACTACCGTATCTCTTGGGGATATTTCAGAGGTGGACCTGGACAAGCAAACCATATTTCCACTGGCACATATTATGGTTAATACCGCAGATTTTAGAAGTACAATTATAACGTATAACGTAAGTATTTTATTTATGGATATGGTGCATTCAGACACCACGGATAACGAGGCTGAAATATACAGCAACGATAACGAAATATTTGTTTTTAACACAATGCTAAACGCGGGAAACCACGTAACGGACGAGTTTAACAGTGGCGCTCTCAATGACGGTAATACAAGAATAATGAGGGAAACGGTAAAGGCAGAGCCATTTAAGGATAGGTTTGAGAATTTAGTTGCCGGCTGGGCGTTTACCTTTGATGTAGAAACACGAAATAATATAGATAGATGTCTTACTTAAAAAACTTAAATAAAGCCTTAACCGACTTTGGTAGAAATGTAATATCAAAGTCAAGGTCCAATCTAACTAGAAAAAATAAAAAAGTATCTGGGGCCTTGTATAAAAATTTAAGTTATAGGGTTGCCAATGCCGGGAATAGCGTTTATGTAATATTTGATTTAGGTAAGTATGGTAATTTTGTAGACAAGGGTGTAAAGGGATCGGACCCGAGCATAATTGACAAGTGGACGAAGGGAAGGCTAAAAGGAAAGCAGAAGGCGCCATTGAGCCCTTACAGCTATAAATACGATTACCCGCCAATGAAACCGCTATCCGACTGGGCCAAAAAAAAGAATTTTAGGTTAAGAGATGCCAAGGGTAGGTTTGTGAAGGGCAACTACCAGTCAATAGGATACGTTTTAAGCAAGTTTATATTTGCACAGGGTATAAAGCCTTCATATTTTTTTACAAACCCTTACAACGCCTCTTATAAGAAATTACCAGCAAAAGCAGCACACGCATTCGCATTTGATTTAGTAGAAGATATAAAAGAAGCGTTTAAACAAACAGAAACCAAATGAGTACAATAATTAACGCAAGGAGTCCATACTACATAAAGATAGAGCCGACCAATCCGAGTAATACGTTGGAGTATGCTAAAATGGAGTTATACATCTATACAGGAGAGTTTCAGACAACCCCAACAGAGTTAAGATATACATTAACCAAAACACCAATAGGGACAAATAATTTTGTAGTATTTGAGATTGGCGAATTAATAAAGGATTTTATTGAGTTGGAGTTTGATGACGATTACAATAGTTATGCAGTTTGGGTTCGACCTGTTTTTGAATATAAGACAACCCAAGCAGGAGTAGTTAACCCTACACCTATTGATTACGTAGGTTTAGACGGCTACGGATATTTTGAGGAGGGTGTTAACCCAAGTTTATCACAAGACTTGTTAATGTCAAACAGAACATTATATGTGTTAAATGGAAATGATTTGCACGTACCAATTTATGCACAAACAAATACATCGGTTGATTTTTATTGTGGAGACGAGTTAGTAAATACTGACAATCTTACAACACCAACCAATACAGATAATATGATAATTTATGCTCAACTTGAAAATATTGAGGATTACCAAAGTAGGGTTGAAACGGCAGGAGGGACTTTTGTTGGAAGTAGTTGTTTAACATCTTTTATGGAGGAGTTGGAGAGTTGTGTTACCAAAGTGGTAATTAATACACCAACAACTACCAAGACAGTGAACGTTTATTATTTAGACGAGTGTAGGTATGTACCATACAAGGTTACTTTTGTTAATAAATTCGGTGCATTTCAAGACATTTGGTTTTTCAAAAAGTCGGTAGAAAACACGAGGGTAAAAGGAGAGGAGTATAAGGCGAGTATATTTAGCCAAGCAGATTTATCATACAAGACATATCAACATCAACAACAATCGTTTTTAGTTAATGGTAAAGATACTATTACAATGAATACAGGCTTTGTTAATGACGATTACAATGAAGTGATTAAGCAACTAATGTTAAGCGAACAAATATCGTATTTAGATAATGGACAGACAATACCTGTTAATATTAAAACAAAAAATGTCAAATACAAGACAAGTAGAAATGACAAGTTAGCAAATTATACAATAGAGTTTGAAAGGTCGTTTGACATAATAAACAATATAAGATAGTGCAGAGTATTCAATTATACATAGGAGAACAGAGGTTAGATTTTTTTAAGGACGAAAGCGTTTCTATTACACAAACTATACAAGATGTCAAAGACATTAAAAAGGTGTTTACTGAATTTACCAAAACATTTACAATCCCTGCTTCAAAAAAAAATAACAAAGTATTTAAACATTATTATAATTTCGATATTGACGGAGGTTTTGATGCAAGGATAAAAGTTGATGCTACGTTAGAATTAAATAACTTACCTTTTAAAAATGGA